TCACCGGGCTCACGGGCAACGCGGATCTGTTTGTGCAGCGGGACGGCGTGGCACATGCCGGGGCGTACCTAGCGAAATCCACGGAGACCGGCGTGGCTGATGACACGATCACGCTCCTGAATCCACAGCCCGGTGTGTACGAGATCAGCGTCTTCGGGGCGCATACGATCCTCAACGGTGCAGCTTACACTTTGTCGGTGCAGGCTCAGGCAGTGGATGCGGTGTTGGCAGAAGGCGAGTTTACTCGTGATCTCCCGGCGACTGCTTGGCCGAAAGGAGTGGGCTTGCGCGCCGACATCTTCGTGGACGGCGGGGACTATACCTCCAAGAAGTCTCTGGCAGCGCCCGCCAATCTCGCGGGCCTGACACGCGAAGTGTATTTCTCCTATAGTGCCGCTACGACGCGCCGCCTGATCGGCGGAAATCCTGACGATCTCAATGGGGTGCTGCTGTTCCCCGATGGACAACCCCGGTTTAGCAGCATCTTTGTCAACGGCAAAAACTCGCCCCTCCACTCCCGGGCGCTGGGTGAAACCGGACGCCAAGCGATTGCCGATTTCTATTCAGCGGGTGGCAGCTACACTGGAAGCTGTGGCGGCGAGTTCCTGGCCGCCTACTACATCCCGTCGATCTGGGGCGGGGAGGTCTATCGACACAGCACAACCGGACGGCAAACAGTGACGTTCGACGAGGATCATCCTATCGTGGACTATCTGAAGGCGTGGAATGGCGACAGCAACATCGTCTCGAACATTCCGTACTACTGGGGACCAGTGAATCGTGAGTCCTTCCGCCATCCCGATGGAACACAGTTTCTCGGAACTGTGACGGGCGGGCTGTATAAAGGCGCTGACTTTCTGGTCGAGTACCAGAGAGACAGCGAATCGGGGGTTGCGGTTCTCAGTCCAGCACATCCTGAATACAACCGCAACGCCAGTAATACGGCGTTGATGGCTGCAATTCTGAAGCGAGCTAACGATTTGTCTCGCGTGACGCCGGACATTAAGGGGGTGCTGACACCCGATCAATCCGTGGTCATGGATGGCCCGACACAGAAAATCGGTGATGGTCAGTACCATAGATACACGGTTGAGGTTCCAGCGGGGGTGAGTACCTTGCACGTTGGTCTGAGTGGTTTGACAGCTAACGTCGATCTCTTTCTCCAGAGAGAAGGTCCAGCACACACTGGCAGCTACCTAGTGAAGTCTGCGGTCACCGGTACTGCTGACGATACAATCACGATTCCCAGCCCGGAACCCGGCAGGTACGAGATCAGTGTGTATGGGAACCATGCGGTGTTGAATGGTGCCGCCTACACGCTGTCGGTCAAGGCGCAGGCTGTGGACATGGTGTTAGCGGAAGCAGAACTGGGAGGTTGGAACATGGGCGACGAATTGAAAGTTAGTGATCCGTACCGGCCACAGGGAAACCCTGAAGTACGACTGGAGATCAAGGCTACCAATGGTGACGTGGTAAAGATCGACGGTCCGTACAACTTTGGGTATAGCCCTGATGCCAAGTTGGAAATCAAGGGCACTGAAGACCCGGAAGCTGCTAACTTGCGGTTGACCAAAGAGGGCGATGAGGTCCACGAGTTGTTGGCGGCAGCGTTGCGGCTGTTGAAGAATCGTGGCTACTACTGGGGTTGGGACATGGCGTTGCAGCAGTACGGCTACTTCAGCCAGGGTCAGTATGTGGGCCCCGAGTTGATGGATCTGGTGAAACTGGAGGTTCGACAATATGCCCAGCAATGAGGCTTGGATTGCTACGTTGCCCCGTGTCATAGCTATCGCCACTCGTAGTGGCTATCGCTGGGACTGTCCGCATTGTGGAGGTTACCACCTGCGCCTGGGGTTGGGCCCACGACGGAAGCTGGGTGCTGCCCGCTGCAAGGCGACTGGCAGACGATTACATCGCTGGGTCAACGTCGTGGGGATTATCGAGAGGAGGTAAAACATGGCTAAGCGCAAGCGGAAGTCGGATTCCACTACCCGTGTGGTGCTTATCGAAATTGGTCTGCCCATGACCATGGAGAAACTCCTGGAGGTAGTGGAGACTTTCAGGAGCTGGGTCTTCCAGGAACTTCTGGCTTTGCAGGAGGACTGTGATTGTGAGCATTGCCCCAATCCCTGCACTCCAGAGAAGCGGGCTACCCAGTTTCGTCACCGGGTTTACCGGGAGGAGGAACAACAGAACTAGGTCTTGCCGTGGAGGAGCTAGTCTTGGAAACTACTCCTAGTCAATGTTCGTTCGTGACCAGCAAGGAGACTGTTATGCCGCGCAAGAAAAACCTACCTACCCTGGATCGTGGAACTTCCCTGGCCGTCCCGGAGGAGTTGACCCCTGAGGAAGTCTTCAAGGCTGCCTTGATCGGAGCCACCATTGCCGCCTTCCAACCGGGGAGCAGTCTGCATCAGAACTCCCGCAAGGACCGGCTGATGGAGACCTATGTGGAGAATGTCCTCTCCTTCTCGCACTTGCTCTCCCAACGGGCTGCGCAGTTGTTGAAGCAACCGCTGGCTCCCCACCGGTTGCCGGAAGAGGAGGAGGAAGATCTTCCTGAGTCAGCGTGACCCTTCCGTTTCGTTCCCTGGAGTGAACCCATGAAACGCTTGTTGCTGTCCCTACCCTGTTACGGAGGAGGCTTGCGGCATGAGGTGGCAGCCGCCTTCTTCACGAATAGCCTGAACGGCTACACCTCAACCCTGGACCCGGAGGGAGTCCAGGTGGATCGCCGGATCTTCGAGTGTTCCCTCCTGGCCCGAGGTTTCAATCAGGCTTGGTGTACGGCGCTATCTGCCGAGTACGACTACTTCGTGATGCTTCATGCGGACATCGTGCCTCAGCCCGGTTGGCTGGAGAAGCTGATCGAGCTGATCGAAACCACCTCGTACCGCATGATCTCGGCGGTAGTCCCGCTGAAGTCCCCGCTGGGGATTACCTCCACGGGAGTGGGCTTCCTGGATAACTGGTACGGGATCCGTAAGCGGTTGACCATGCAGGAGGTCTTCCGGCTCCCGGAGACTTTCGACATCACCCACCTGTATGCAGCCGGGATTTTACCGCCTGCCGAAAACCCTGCCGTGGAGGATGTGCTGCTGGTCAATACCGGCTGTTTCATTGCCAATCTGACTGCCTCTTACGCCTTCCATACCCTGGATGGAGACGGGGCTCTGATCCATCACTTCCGCATTGAGGATCGGGTGCTGGTACGTTCCGCCCAGGAAGTCTGGAAGGAAACCCGTCTGCGGGGGGTTCCCATGGAGACTATTGCCAACTCTCAGGACTCGCGGCAGCAATACCTCGTGGAGACGATCCCTGAAGACTGGGGATTTTCCCGCACTATGGCAGCCTATAACATCCCCTATGCTGCCACTCGAGCTGTCCGTGTGAATCACTTGGGTACCACTTCTTTCCACAACTTCGCTCCTTGGGGAGTGGAGCGGGAGTTTGACCCCGTGCCCAATCAACTGGTGGTGGCTAAATAATTCCCGCACTAAAGAGGGTGCTATGCCGTCCCTGCCCACCCTGAAATGGACGGGCTTCATACCGCACCAGCCCACCGTCAAACAGCTGGCCTTCCTGCTCCTGCCGCATGGGGAGGCGCTGTTTGGCGGTGCTGCGGGTGGTGGTAAGAGTGATGCCCTCTTAATGGCTGCCCTGCAATACGTGGACATTCCCGGCTATGCGAGTATAATCTTCCGTAAGACGCTCTCAGACCTCAAACAACCCGGAGCCCTGATCGACCGCTCCCACCAATGGCTCTACTCCACAGACGCTAAATGGGTCGGTGGTGAGCACGCTTGGTATTTCCCCACCGTGGATGAAAACGGTCACGAATCCCACCCCTCCAAGCTGGTCTTTGGGTATGTGGGAGAACAACGGGGGGATGCCTCCAATGTCCTACGCTATCAGGGTATCGAGGTCCAATACGTCGCCTGGGACGAACTCACGCAACACGACGAGAGTGACTACCGCTACCTCTTCTCGCGCCGCCGTCGTCTCGCCTGCCCAGTGCATCGCGTTGATGCGCAGGGTAGTCCCGTCTACGTCCCGGACTGTCCTACTTGTGAAAGATACCGACGTTTACCCTTGCGGGTGCGGGCCGCCACTAATCCAGGAGGTCCAGGTGCCGTCTGGGTGAAGCGCCGCTTCCGCATCGGACCCCACCTAGACCCCCGAGAAGCTGATCGGCTCGGAGTCCAGGTCCGCTGGGTGGGCAAGCATCCCCGGCGTCCCTTCATCCCCTCCTTCCTGGAAGACAATCCCTTCCTGGACCAGACCGCCTACGATGACGGCCTGCGCCAACTGGATCCCGTCACCCGCGAACAGCTCCGACGCGGCAACTGGGGCATCTCCCCTGACTCCCGTTTCAAGCGCGCCTGGGCCCGCTACTTCTCCCGCCGAGGGGATTACATCGTCCTGGGCCTGAATGGCTGTGGTCCCGAGCATCACCTGTCTACCCTCCAGAAAATCTTCTGCACCGTGGACCCGGCTGGTTCCGTCAAGGAATCTCCGGGGGCTCCGCAGATCTGGCGGCAGGCTGCCAGCTACACCGTGATCTCCGTTTGGGGATTGACCAACGACTTCAATCTCCTCTGGTTGGACATGATCCGCTTTCGGCGGGAAATTCCCGACATCGTAGACCAGCTCCGCGCCACGTATCGCAAGTGGCGTCCCGCCTACTTCACCATCGAAGCCAATGGTCTGGGCCGGGGAATCTACCAGTACGCCGTCCGTTCCGGCCTGCCCGTCCGCGCTGTCTCCAAAACCACGGACAAGCTCATCAATGCCACCGATGCCATGGTGCGCATGAAGGAGGGTAAGGTCTGGCTGCCGGAGGAGGCTTCCTGGCTGGAAACCTGCGAGGACGAGTTGTTCACCTGGACCGGCCATCCCCATGCCGAGTCGGACGACATCATCGACACTCTCTCCGACGCGGCTCGAGAAGTTTCCTGGGAGGCAGCCGGTAACGAACAGGTTACCTCCCTGGACCTGGACTTGGCCCTGGCTCCCCAGGACATACCTACTGTCCTGCCCCACCATCTCACCGGTTTACGGCAGGGCTACGATCCCTACTCGTTCTGAGGGGTTCCGGTCCAAAGTTGACCCCCGCCTCGGAATGCGGTACTCTATGGGCTGATCCCCCTTCCTGCCCTGTGAGGAGCATTCTCATGGCTGACTTGAGTATCACCGCTGCCAATGTGGTGAAGGGTTCCGACGCCAATTTCGAGACCGGCACTTCCGGTGATACCCTGACAGCGGGCATGTCCGTTTACAAGGACACTGCCGATAGCAACAAGTGGAAGAAAGCCAGCGCCGCCTCCACGGCAGCTCTCGCCGGTTCAGGAGGCATTGGCATCGCCCTGCACGCTGCCTCTTCCGGCCAACCCATCGTCGTGCAGACGGGCGGCACCATCACCATCGGAGCCACCATTGCCGTGGGTCAGGTGTACGTGGTTTCTCCTACCGCAGCCGGTGGGATCGCACCCTTCACCGACCTGAACACCAACAACTACGTGACCTACCTGGGCTACGGCTCCACGACTGCCATCCTCAAGATGCTGTCGATTGCCACCGGCCTCCAGGCTGGCACCGATTTGGCCTGATCCGCTGGAATTATTCCCGCACTAACGGCAGGTAAGCAGTCATGGCGAAGTTCAAGAAGCGGATCGTGCTGGCGGGGATGTATGAGATTCCCCAGCCGGATGGCAGCTATCGGCGGGAGTTCATCGACCCGGAGCGCCTGGAACACTGGGCGGATACCGCCCGCACCATGCTCCAGCGCGGCTTCCGCATCCCGGCTCCCTGGAACCACGATGGAGCTGCTCTGCCCGTCCAGGTAGGTGTAGACGGTACACTCTCCAGTGCCCTGGACAACGGGGGCTGGTGGACCGGCTTTACTGTGGAGGAGGAGCTTGACGGCACGCCTGCCTTGTACGGCGTACTGGAAATTCCCGGAGAGATTGCCGATCCCCACTCCCTCGCCAGCAAGATCGGGCAGACCATCAAGGACACCAGCGTCTATGTGCGGCCCGAATTTCGGGATTCCAGCGGGCAAGCCTGGACGGATGCCCTGATGCACGTTGCCCTGGTGACGCATCCCATCGAGCACAATCAGCCCAACTTCACCCCTCTGGACACCGCCACCGGCCAGCGTTCCGCCACGGATCCCGGACTGCTCCCCGCAGGTTCCCTGGCTCTGTGCATGAACTACTGCCGCTACCCGGTGCGGATGGCCCTCCCGGCAGCCACAGGTTCCGTTTCCTCCAGAAAAACCGGAGGTGCCGGAGGTCCGGGAATGCCGGGTACCCCTGGCAAGGGAAAATCCCCGGCTGCCAGCTCTGCCGACAAGTCCCTCCAAAGCAGCTTGGGACAGGAAGGCGGGGACGCCCAGATCAACAGCTTCCAGGAATTGTTGCTTCGATTACGAGAAGTTGCTAAGATTGCACTTCCAGAGGACACCTCACCGGAGAACTTGATTGAGCGACTGCGTGTGGCGCTCTTGCAGAAAGCAGCTTCCGAGGAGGAAGAGGATCAAGGTTCGATAACTACTCCACCGGAGGGGGCGACGGAACAACCGGCCCCGGTACTCATGAGCTTCAACCCCAAGCAAATCGCCAGTATCCTCGCCTCGAAGGTTGTCAACCCGGACACCGGACAGCCCTTCACGGAGGCTGAACTCAAAGCTGTGGGCAGCACTCCCGCTCCCGCCCCCGTCACGCCTCCCGCAGACGAAGTGGTGATGTCACATCCCCGCTATCAGGAGCTGGAGAAGTCGGCGGGGTTCCTGGCGGCACGTTTGAACGAACAGGCGCTGGCGGGGCTCCGCACGCGCATCAAGGGGCTCATCTCTGGTCCCAAGGCCAAGATCACGCAGGAGTACGCCCAGAAGCACCTGGAGCCGCATCTGGCGGGCTTCAAGATGTCCTTCAATGCGGATGGTACGGTGCGCCCGCATCAGGTGGAGGTCATTCTGGATGCTCTGGAGGCCGTACCCACGGTGCTCGGTCCCTCGCGTTTGCTGCCGGGCACGGCCATGAGTCTGCCCGCTGCTCCGCAGGGAGTGGGGGCGGCTGTGGAACCCCTGCCTCCGGGATTTGAGGGTTCCCAGGTTTCCGAACAACAGGCGGCGGAAATCGCCAATGAGTTTCTGAAAAACACGGTTTGAGGAGCTACCGGTGCTCCCGGTTTCAGCGCACAAGTAGACCACTCCAGGAACGATTAGGAGCCAGCCATGAGTTTCGAGTTCACCGGGGCGTTTGCCGTCCCTTCGATCCAGACGTACCTGGAGACCTACGAGAATCAGTTCTGGTTTGATCGGTACGAGAACCAGATCTGGACGGGAGTGATTATCGACGGCGCTTCGGTCGATACCGGCAACACCAACTATACGGACATTCTCCGTCCGGGCCTCCTGTTGGGCCGGGTTACCTCTACCGAGAAGTTGAAGCAGTGGAGCCCCACGGCGACCGATGGGACACAGGAGGTTTTCGGCATCCTGGGCCTGGGCTCCAAGATGCACCGGCTGGGCACCGACACTGACCGTTGGCTGGGTCAGGTGATGGTGGCGGGCTATGTGAAGGCCGACCGGCTGTTGATTCCGGGAAATTCCTCGCTGGGAATCGCCAGCGATGCCAACGAGTGGCTGATCCGGTCCCAGATGTTCCGGCGCTTCGTCTTCTCCGACATGCTGTTCGGTCTGGGTCATGCCTTCGGTGGCTGGCGGAAGATTACTGCCAAGACCGCTGACTACACGGTGGTGGATGCGGACAACAACACCTTCTTCACCACCGAAGGTGCCACGGGGGCGGTCATCTTCACACTGCCCACAACCCCCAAGCTGGGGTTGCGGTACATGTTCTACAACTCCGAAGACCAGGACATGACCGTGGCGGCAGCTGCCAACACTGCCATCACCTATAACGATGTGACTGCCACCAGCGTCAAGGTGGGCACTGCCAATCAGAAGGCGGGCAGTGGTTTTGAGGCGATTGGTGACGGGACCAAGTGGATCATCGTGTGTCACTGTGCGCCCGCCGCGACTGTGACTGTGACCTGATTCAAACTCCGAGGGTTGTCCCGAATCGTAAGCCGGGAACTCCTTAGACCTGATGTAGAAGGATCAAGAAATGGCAGGCGAGATCACGATTCAACAACTCTTCCAGACCCCCACGATCACGAAGGTCATTTCGCAGATCGGGTCTCCCCTTTCCTTGCTCCAACGCTTCTATGGCGTGGGTCCCGGCAAAGGGGTGACACAGAGCATGTCCGGTCGCTATGTCGGCTGGGACCTGTTCAATGCCACGCGCAGTGTCGCCAAGGGCCGTCCTCCGGCTACCGGCCCGGCGACCGTCAGCCGCAAGCCCATTGGGCACAATATGGCCCAGGTCTATCGGATGCACGAGAAGACGCTCATCAATCAGGAGGAGGTCTTCCGTACCCGTCCGTTGGGAGCTGCCATCGGCACCGTGGACTTGCGCGGTCAGCAGTATGTGCGTCGGCAACTGGAGTTCCTGACCCAGCGCTTTACCAACGCCCGGGAGTTCATGGTCTCCCGCATGTTCCGGGGCGGCTGGAGTGTGAGCATCGAGGGTGAGGATTGGGTGCCGGGCGAGATGTCTCAATCTGGCTATGCCTTCAACGTGGACATGCAACTGCCGTCCACGCACAAGACCCAGCTGACTGCTGGCACCAGTGCCAACATCATCGAGGATTCCTGGGATGATCCCAGCGCCGATGTGATCGGCCAGCTGTTGACCCTGGACATGGCTGCCGAGCGGGAGAACGGTCGTCCCATCCGGCACATCTGGATCAACGGCAACACGTTCAAGTACCTGTTGGACAACACCGGCTTACAGTCCACGGGCGGCACGGCCTTCCGCATCTTCGAGTCCTTGCGAGCCCGTACAGCCACTGCCGAACTGAATGGGGAACGCTTCCCGGACACGGGCTTCGATGTGGTGTTCCGGGCGCTGCCGTTGCACACCTTCCACATTTACAACGGCGGCTTGACCCTGCCTGCTGCCGGGACTTCGGAGGTGGGTGAGGACCTGACCACGCAGCTCTCTGCCACCTACTTCAGCTTGTTCCTCCCGGACAACTACGCCATCCTGACCCCCGATCCCGGAAACTGGATGGGCTGGATCGAGGGCAGCGAGATCGTGGCGGAAAACCTGCTGGACGAAGGCCGGGAAGCCTTTGGGTTCACCAGCTGGACAACCCGGGTGATTGACCCCCCGGGTTGGGAGCTGAAGGCCCTGGACAACGGGTTGCCGGTGCTGTACGAACCCCGCGCGATCTACTATGGCACCGTGATCTTCTGAGAATTATTCCCACACTATCTGTGGGGGAGACTAAGACCCGGGGAGTCTTCCCCGGGTTTTTTTATGGAATTTTGCCCCTAGTGAGGATCTCATGAACCCTAGACGAGCCGACGCCTCTCGACACGACGCCGACCCGCCCCAAATGGAGAACGTAGCTGTGTTCAAGGGCACGGTGGATTGGGTGCTGCAAAAGGTTGACAAGCACGGAGTCGCTGTTGTGGGCTTGGTGGTCATTACGTCGATCTTGTGGTTCGGCTTCGTTGTGCCGCAGAACGCGGATCGCACGGCGGTGCGCACCGAACGTGAAACGCTGATGAAGTCGATGGTCACCACCAACGAGAACTTGAACAAGAATAATGATCGGATAGCTGAAGTCTTGGCCGAACTCAAATCGGCCTTTGATCGCTACAGTCAAGACACGCGGGATTCCGTGGAGGCTGGCTTTGAGGTAGTGCAGAGTAACGCCAACATCCTGGTGGGGGTGCAGCGTACTCATGAGCTTCAGACGCAGCAGTTAAATGAACTGAAAGATCTCAGCAAGACTACTAATACACTGATGGAGAACGCTTCGGTCATGATGGCCCCAGCCGGTCCTGATCGCAAGGAGATGATCGCCCTCCTCAAAGAACTGACTGAGGAGAGTAAGCGTAAGTCTAGGAGTGGGTCGTCAGCCAATCCGTGAGGCAGCAGCATGAACTCTGGAGCACCATACGCAGCCATCGTGGGCGCACCGTTCCTGGGGACCACCCACGGCGGTTACGTCCACCGTAACGCCACCTCCGGCTTGCAAGAGGTCAAGAAGTCAAACCTCGTGGCCACGACCGATCCGACGGTGGGCGATGATGTCGATGATGGCTACGCGGTGGGCTCGCAATGGGTCAACGCGAGTTCGGGCTCAGTCTTCACCTGCACGAACGCTGCTGCTGGTGCTGCCAACTGGACGCTGCTAGGTGGTGGTTCCGGCGTAGGTATCCCCGCTGGCACGGGCACTGAGATCCAGTACCGCGTCAACGCCACGACGTTCGGGGCGGTGGCTGGTTCGTCCTGGGATGCTACGACGCTGACGCTGCCGAAGTCGAACTTCTCCGGCGTGGTCGGTCTGGCGGCGGGGAGTGCTGCCGCTCCTTCCCTGACGTTTTCGGGAGACACCGATACTGGTATCTACACAGCCGGAAGCAATCGCCTGGACATTACCTGCGGCGGCACCAAGCAAGCGGAGTTCTACGGTGAGGCACTATTCGTCAAGCGGATCTCATTCGAAGATGCGGGCTACAACGTCACGGTGTTCAATATGAGTTCTGGTGGCACCTACTATGGTGCCATCATGGTAAACCCCAGTGTCGTAGCAGCGGGAGCTTGGTCGCTGGGTTATACAGCCTCGGTGACGAACACCTACGGCACACCCGTCCTCACCTGGACTGGCGATGGCCGAGTCGGCATCGGAGAAACGACGCCCCTGTATCTGCTGCATCTTCGCAAGGACGTAGCCGGTGGCGTAGGACCGACGCTGCTGCTCCAAAACAACCAGTACGCATTAGGGAACAACTCTGAAGATGAAATCCGCTTCTGTTTGTCTCGACCTACGACCCGCTACGCCAACATCCGCATGATCGGATACGACGCTTACGGCAGCGTCGGACGACTGACGCTGGGCGCTATTGACGGATTAGACGTCTATAACGAAGCATTGTGCGTCAGCCTCCCGGTGGGCGGTGGTGGCACTGGGGTCCTGATCGGTAGCACCTATTGTACTGGAGCGGTCTTCACCTACCGTCCACCCGTCAACGGTTTGGCGGTGCAAGGCAACGTCGGCATCGGTACGGCGACACCTGGCGCGAAGCTGCATGTGTCTGGTGTGATTGCCACTGACAGTGGATACGTTGTCTCGGCTTACTCCCCCCTCGGTCTGCCTGGTGCCACCAATACCGAATCAATCTTCATGTACCACGATTCGGCTTTGGGTTATCTGGGAGTAACCAAGACCGGGAGCGGAACTTATCGCGGTCTGTCAATCTATACGTCTGGCTTGGCAAGGATGACAATCTCTGCGGCTGGTTATGTCGGAATCGGTGCTACACCCTCGTACAAATTTCACGTCCAAGATTCCGACCCGCTAGTCGTCCTGTTCAACGGCAACACTGGCAACTTTGAACCGGCGTCAGCAGTGCTGGTGTATCTGAGAGGCAACATCAGCGCTCGCGGTCGCGGTGTGAAATACACGACCGGAGACAGTTCAGCCGAATGGTTTAGCGGTATCTCGTATGGAGGATTTGGTTTCACCGTCGGCTACGATGCCACCACAGGACAGTCTGAGTATGCTGCATCGAGCAAGGTGATGGTTCTATCCAGCGGTAATGTCGGCATCGGCACGACAGCTCCCGCG